ACAAGTTTTCAAAATCACATATCGATAAAGATTATATCGCTGCTGGTATTGCAGATCACCAAGATGGTGAGTTAGTGTTTGACAGATCAAATGAAGAATCTGCAAAACTAGTAATCAAAGATCACATGATCAGACAATACAAACTTCACAAGAAATATGTAGGTGGTGAGACCAACGGTAAAATTACAGAAATTGCAAGAGAAATATTTGATCAAACTCAGTCGGATGCAAAACTTCTAGTCGTGAGAGAAAGAGTAGAATGGGAGCATTGGGTTAGTGCATCTGGAATCACATTATCCAGAGAAGATTATGTTGCGATGCTTCAGGCTGGTGGCAATCGTCCAGAACAATTTTGGATGCGTTGGGTATTACCAGCATGGGCAAAAGGTAAAACTCCAAAGGTTGTTTTGTATGCAAATAGTTCGACTGTAAATGGTGCAAGGGAAGATGTAAAAAGTTTTGTAGACCAAATTACTGATTATTACAATCTGACTTATAAAGGTGTCAACGCAGCCGCTATGGTGGAAGGTGAAAACTTTCCAATCAACAAACCTTCTACTAAACCTTGGGAAATACTCGGTGTAGTTCCACAAGTAAATGATGATCGTCACCACCAGATGAGACAAGATCACGTACTTGTACCGTATAAAGAATTTATTAAATGAGAAAAAGAAAACGTAACAAGTCGATGTCTCTGCGTAAAGCGGAGGCATCACTCCAAAAATACTATGATAAATTGGGTATAAGTAAGACTAGTAAAAACAAGACTAGTCCTTATGAGATCCCCGACTACAGTTGTGGTGATCATAGAACCAGATATCCATCTGTTGGTGAAGGTATCGGCAACGGAAGTAAGAAACAACATAATACCTATACAGGTACGGACATAGTTGGTATCGCGACAATGCACAAATCCAACGCAGTTCCAGTTCGTAGAGGTACTAATGAAGCGATTGAGATTGCAGAGATGGGAAGTTAGTTATGACAAAGGCAGGCAAGGTTTGGGGTCAAACCGAACTGATAGAAGCAAACGGTGCATTAGAGTTTCACCGTATTGAAATGAATAAGGGTGGAGTGTGTTCCAAACATCTTCACGAATTTAAATGGAATGGGTTCTATGTTGAATCGGGTCAGTTACTAATCCGAGTATGGCAGAAAGACTATGATCTTGTAGACGAAACCATTCTATACGCTGGTGACTATACAAAGGTCAAACCAGGCATATACCATCAATTTGAATGCCTAGAGGGTGGTATTGCATTTGAACTATACTGGGCAGAATTTAACCACCAAGATATAAAGAGAGAAACGGTAGGCCACGCATGACAATGAGAATACGAGAAAAACTGGTTCACGCAACCAAAAGTCATCTAACAGGAATGTTTGATGCACACCTTGCAAACGTAGAGGTGTATTTGAACAATCCTGCTGGTATTGGAGAACACTCTGATATCATCGAGGCAATCGAAATTGAACTCGACAAGGCTGCAAAGTATAAAGACATGTTAGACATCATGGAAGAACATGTTGAATGAAGACAGAATGGAATCATTTATGGTTGGCGTTCTTGATTGTAATTCTTCTCATACTGGGGCCACCAGCGCTCGTTTTATATTTGGGGTGACGTGATGCCCCAAGTATGTAATTTTGATGATATTCGTGGTAAGAAAGTCAAAGAAGATCATAGATATGTCGTTAGGGATAACGATCATTTAAATAATCTTATGTTGAGTAGTACACGGTTGAGGGCTGGTTGCAGTACAAACGGTCACTCACATGACTGTCAGGAAGAGGTTTATTTCTTTCACTCTGGTGAAGGATATATTCAAGTAGACGATGAGAACTTTGATGTAAAGAAAGGTTCGATTGTATTGATTCCAGATGGTGCGTTTCACAAAGTAACAAACACACACGAAATAGAAGACTTGTATTTTGTTTGTGTATTTGATGGTAATAGATACGATGGGTAAAAAGATAGGATTTACTTGTAGTACGTTCGATCTACTACACGCTGGTCACGTGATGATGTTGCGTGATGCAAAACAACAATGCGACTATTTGATATGTGGTATTCAAGTTGATCCATCATACGACAGGCCAGAGAAGAATGCACCCATTCAGACAGTTGTTGAAAGATACACCCAACTCAAGGCAGTAGGGTACGTAGATGAAATTATACCTTATGGATCTGAACAGGATCTAGAGGACATACTACAACTGTACAATATTGATGTAAGAATACTGGGTGAGGAATACCGAGACAAAGACTTTACAGGTAAGGATATCTGTAGACAAAGAGATATCAGTATATACTTCAACAAAAGAGATCACAGGTTCAGTTCGTCTGGACTAAGAAAAAGAGTTATTGATCGTGGAGTAAATGGCAAGTAAGTTGTATATCAATGGAACTCGTAGAGGGTTAGGTAAATACTTGGTAACCAAATACGGTGATCAAATTGTTAACACTATGGATGAGTGTGATGTTTTCATTAACAACAAACATGACGGTTACATTCAGATACATAGATTATATCAGGCGTACCATAAAGGAAAACGTATTATCAATATCGGGTCTGCGAGTAGTGACTGGACAAAAGGTCACCAGAAAGAATTCCGATACGCACTGGAAAAGAAACAACTAAGAGATGCAAATGATGCATTGTTTTACGAGGGTGCGAATACGACTATTATAAACTTTGGGTATTTTGATACAGAGAGATCTGCACACAAAGATGTTCCAAAGATGTCTCTTGAATATGTAGATAGTATAATTATGTGGGTGTTAGAGCAACCACACAGAGTAAAGGAAATAACGGTAACACCAAATGGCCACTAGATATAACAATGCGATCAATCTAGATATAACCAATAGGTGTAGACTACAATGCCCAAAGTGTATGAGACAAACTTATCCCAATTTACATAAACGAGGGCATGATATTTCTTTAGAAAACGTTGAAAAAATATCAAAAGGTTTTAAAGATTTATTATTTTGTGGTCAGATGGGAGATCCCATATACCATCCTAAATTTGATAAAATTATGGACATATGCAAAAACAACCAAGTCCAAGTAAGCACTAATGGATCTGGAAAGTCTTCTAGTTGGTATAAAAAAATACATAAAATCAATCCTAAAATAAAATGGAGATTTGGACTAGACGGTTTACCAGAACAAAGTCATATATACAGAGTTAATCAAGACGGGCCAAAAGTATTTGAAAATATGAAGATGTTGGCTACTATGGGAGCAATCGTAACTTGGCAATATATAATTTTTAGATATAATGAAAACGACATAACAAAGGCAAAAGCATTAGCAGATCAGTATAATATGAAATTTGTAAGCAGAATTTCTTCACGATGGAAAGATGATGACCCACTTAGACCACTCAACAAACGACACTATAAAATTAGACCCACTATGTCTGAAAGGATTTAGAATTGCATATTCAGCAACTGGGTTTATACTACCATGTTGTTGGGCTGATAATGCTATTGTATCTGATTTTGCAGAATTGATGACAGAAAATTTAAAACTAGATAATAATATAGATGTCGAAGATATTATTTTATCAGACGAATGGATTAGATTCTACGACAAGTTAAAAGAAAACAGTAATGACGTTCCTAGAACGTGTAAGTATTATTGCGGTTTAAATTGGTCTAAAAAGGACGCTACACATGGGTAAACGATCAAACTTCGAACGGAAACCAAGAGACTACTATCCGACTCCTATGGAAGCGGTTATACCGCTCATACCACATTTGCCCAAGAAGGGGATATTTGCAGAACCATGTGCCGGTGACGGTAGACTGATACGTCATATACAAGATCTAACAAATCTACTTGGATATTGGATGACTGATATCGAGCCTCAGGTTGACTGGGTAGGTGAGATGGACGTATTTGACGCAGACGTATCAATGTGTGATGTCTGTATAACTAATCCGCCGTGGGATAGAAAAATATTACATCCAATGATAGAACATCTAGCAGAACAAACACCTACTTGGTTACTGTTTGATGCAGATTGGATGCACACCAAACAAGCAATGCCATACATGCTTTTATGTCGAAAGATAGTGAGTGTCGGTAGAGTAAAATGGTTTGGTGACACTAGTGGAAAAGATAACTGTTGTTGGTACTTGTTTTCAAAACAAAGAACAGACAACATAAAATTCTACGGTAGATAACTTTACAATACATATGATTTGTGGTATAATGACTACAAGTAACTATAGGAATCAATATGACTGAAGAAAATAAAGACGTTGAAGTAGTCGGTAAAGAAGATGATATCGATACCATTCGACCAGAAGGTACAAAGTTTAATGTTGGGATTATCGGAAATAACTCGACAACGGATACTTTGAAATACGCCTTTTCAAAACCACGCAACAGGATCTATCATGCAGATGGCATTGATATGAAAATTGAGGACGTTCTCGAATCAAATCCACAAATTATCTTTATCTGTGTAGATACCAAGCTTACAGATGAGGGTGTGGTAGATGCAGTAGAACTAGAAGATGCAACTCTTCGTTGTTTGCAAAATACTCAATCTGGAATTGTTATCAAAACAAGTTTACCAGTTGCACTGGTAGAACGTATTTGTGCGAGAAACGCACGTGTGGTATATGCACCAGACATGCCATCTGAAACCGATACAGTTGAAGAAAAGATCAACGTAGGGTTTCACATTTTTGGTGGTGCCCCTAAGTCTACTACGGCCGTACAGGAAATCTACTATAGATTCTCTCTTATATCTGTTTCACAATCTGCACACCTTTCACCTACAGAGGCGGCATTTGTCGAGATGAGTATTTCTGGATTTATGATTATGAAGAAAGTATTCTGGAACCAGTTGTATGATGTCGTAACTGCATTTGGTGGTGATTATCATTCTGTTGCAACTCATATTGGTAGTGACAGACGTGTTGGTCATTGGGGTCTACGTGTACCTAATGTTGATGGTGGACGAGGAGAAGACAACGAGGCCGCAAATGCATCTCTTAAAGGATTAATTAAAGCAGAAGATAGGTTGACTTTATTGGCAGAAGTTGATAAAATTAACGAAACCTATTTGAATAGAGAGAAAGTATAATATGTCAAACATTATGGATAAATTGAAGAAGAATTCAAAACTCAAACACACAAATGTGTTGTCGGAGTCTTCGTTCTTCGTTGAGAAAGATCAGATACCTACAGACGTTCCTATGATGAACGTCGCATTGTCGGGATCTATTAAGGGTGGATTATCGCAAGGACTTATCGTCCTGGCAGGCCCAAGTAAACATTTTAAAACATCTTTTGCGTTGATGATGGCAGGTGCCTATCTGAAACAAAAGAAAGACGCGGTGATGTTATTCTATGATTCCGAGTTTGGATCACCACAGTCTTATTTTGAACAGTTTGGTATTGACACTGACAGAGTGATGCACACTCCTATTACCAATGTCGAAGAACTCAAATTCGATATCGTTGCTCAGTTGGAAGCACTCGACGCAAAAGATGATGTTATTATTGTTATCGATTCAGTCGGTAACCTTGCGTCCAAGAAAGAACTTGAAGACGCACAGAACGAGAAGTCTGTTGCGGATATGTCTCGTGCAAAAGCATTCAAGAGTTTATTCCGTATGGTCACACCATATCTTAATATGAAGAGTATTCCTTTGATTGCAGTCAATCACACATACAAAGAGATTGGATTGTTTCCGAAAGATATTGTATCTGGTGGTACAGGTATCTACTACTCTGCCGATCACGTATGGATCGTAGGACGTAGACAGAACAAGACAGGAACAGAAGTGACAGGGTATGACTTTGTTATTAATGTGGATAAGTCTCGTTATGTCAAAGAGAAGTCTAAGATACCTATCTCAGTATCATGGGATGGTGGTGTCGAGAAATGGTCAGGACTTCTAGAAGTCGCACTGGCTGGTGAGTATGTTGCAAAACCATCTAATGGTTGGTATTGTCGTGTAGACAAGGAAACTGGAGAACTTCTTCAACCTAAGTATCGTGAGAAGGATACCAAGACAGAAGAGTTTTGGAATCCAGTATTCGAGAACTCTGACTTCGAAGAGTTTATTAAGAAACAATATACGATTGGACACAAGTCTCTCGTAGAGATGGATGAGATTGCTACAGAAGAATGAAAGAAAATGTCGATTACGAATTAGTTCCAGATGGAGATAATGATCATTGGCATGTAAGATTTCTTGAAGGTGAGTTTCCCGAAACTGTTATCAAGTTTGGTGCTATCCGCATCGACGAAGATACAGATGAACTGAAATACAGTTTTGAGATTGTTACAAGTCCAGATTCTTTTCTAACAACTGAGAATGCCTCTTTACAAACGTTCACTGGTGATGTATTATATAACATAATGTTAGAACTTGATTCGAAGGATACAGATGTCACAAAATCTTAATCAACTTGTTATCCGAAATATTTTAAATAATGAAGAATACACACGACGTGTATTACCATTTATTCAACCAGAATACTTTGAAGGGGTATATGCCCAACTATTTAAACAAGTCGCAAAGTACGTACACCAGTACAATGTACTTCCAACTATTGATGCGTTCAAGGTACAACTTGACGAAACGGACTCCCTCTCCGACGAACAGTTCAGA